CGCGTTTGGGATGGGGTAATGTGGGTCAGTCACGATGGCTGCATTTATCAAGGTGAGCAAGAAACGATCCAGTCGTATGGAATCGAACTCACTCCGGACCATAGTGTTCTTACAACAAAGGGATGGAAGCATGCCAGAGATATTGGATTTGACAGGGAAGAAATACTCTTACCTGACTGTTATCGAGAGAAGTGGCCGCACAAAGCATGGCAAGATAGCGTGGCTGTGTCAGTGCAAATGCGGCAAGCAAACGGTAGTTTCGGGAAATCTACTCAGTCGTGGCCACACGAAAAGTTGCGGCTGCTTGAAGTCGGAGAGTGCCAAGAGACGGATGACAACGCACGGGATGCGCAAGACACCGACATGGAATGTGTGGGTGTGCATGATTCAGCGATGTACCAATCCAAACAACACCAATTATCACAAGTACGGAGGTCGTGGAGTCAATGTTTGCGAGCGATGGATGAAGTTCGAGAGCTTTCTAGCGGATATGGGCGAGAAGCCAGAAGGATTGAGCATCGATCGCATCGACAACAGCAAAGGCTATTGTCCAGAAAATTGCAGATGGGCAACCGATGCCGAGCAGGCACAGAATCGCCGCTACTGCCATCAGCTACAAACGTCAAAGGGAATGATGACCGTAAAAGAAATATCGCAGATGACAGGACTGAGCTATTTCACGATCATGGGGCGCATCAAGGGAGGCTGGACAGGGGATGCTCTTTTGCTTCCATCCAAAACCTGAAAGCCGTATACGACCTCTTGAATTGCGGTCCACGAAGGGCGTTCACTGTCATTGATAGCAGTGGACGCCCACTTCTTATTCATAACTGCGTTAGGCTGGTATCCGCAAGATATGTCGACCAGGGTGTGTTTCACAACGCATGCGAGAACCCCGATACAGCCAAGAACGGCGTCCACCTAATCCTGGACTGGAAAGACCATCCACAGCAAAGCAAGCATTCCTACATTGTTAGAGAGGGAATTGTCGCTGCGATCAAGCCAGAAGATCAAGCGGCTGTAAACGAGTACCACAAAAAGAATCCTGACTTACGTGCTCGCCTCGAGAGAAAAGGATTCAAGTACGAAAAGGTTGTCAGAAGTCCCTGGTACGATTCGCGATGCCTTAGACCAACAGCCACCCCAAGGTTAATTGCGTCCCAGCTCGACCGAAATCCGCGTGGTGCAGTCGGAAAGGTGTTTTCATCCGAACTACTCGATCGCATGAAAGCTGAAAAGTGCAAGCCTCATGTGTGGGTTGGCAATCCAGTTTTCGATTCTGAAACTTGCAAGTTGATTGGTCTAATTCAAAGGGACGATGGATCTCTGAAACTTTGGTTCCGTCCTGGGGTAGATAATAGTCCACCGTTGGGACCGTTCACGGCTGGCGCTGACATTGCTTCTGGTGGAGTTAGTTCAGCAGCTTCCAATTCAGCTCTCTGTGCGCTTGACGACAGAACTGGGGAGCAGGTGCTTGAGTACACCGTCAAAGGATTAGAGCCAAGACCATTCGCGCGGCGAGTAGTTGGGCTTTGCATGTGGCTGCGAAATGCCAAGCTGGGCTGGGAAGATTCCGGAGTTTCCGGAGGGTTCGCTAAGGAAGTAATGGAAATTCTGTACTATGGGAACGTGTATTTCCGTCCTGTGACGCAAATTGGATCATCCAAGAAAAGCCGTAAGCCTGGCTGGTCATGCCACGATCCCGACAAGGCGGATATGTTCGAGCAGTTTTCGTTAGCAATGGATGCCGGAGACTTTGTTCCACGATCACAAGAAATGATTATCGAGTGCGGCGAATATGAATGGGACGGTACAAAGATCGTTCACGTTCCATCGAAATCAAAGGGCGAAAACAACAAAAACCATGCTGATAGAGCGATAGCATCGGCTGGTTGCTGGCTAGTGTTCAATACCGATAATTTCGTTGCCAAGATTGACACGGACGAAGAAAATGGTCAAACTCCTGAGTATGGGAGTTTCAAGTGGCGCGAAGATCAAGAGCGCAGAGCTGTTGATTCAGACAGTCCAGACTATGGAATTCTCGACGTTATAGGTTACTAATGCAATCTTTTCCGGAGCTAGAACCCGGTAGGAGCGAACATGAACAAAGAATTTGACGATGCGATGAAAACCGTGCTTGGAAGGATTCGAGTAAACAACACTGGGGCAGATGCTAGAGATTTTACTCAAGCTGCCTACAATTTAGCCCAAGCTAGAAGTGTTTACTTTGGTACGGAAGTAAAACAAGAACAGGAAGAAAAACCTAAGACACAGAAATCAGGGGCCAGCGCTTCTTAAGCGCTGTCTACAACAAGGCATAAATCGGAGTAGCTACCGACCAGATTGCCTCTAACATTCGCAGCCTTAGAGGGGCAGCGCTGTAAAGCGTTGGCCCTTCGTTTCTTTTTAGGCTGCTAAATGATCGATCTATCCAACAGCGAAAAAAGAGGTCGGCTGTTAAAAGCCATAAAGTCATCGCGTAATGCGATGGAACCGTTTCGCCGTGTCCGCAATGAGCTAATCAGGGACTACGCTGGATCTTGGTATCCCGGTGGCGCGCAAAACAAAACCCTAGTCAATCTAATCAATCAGACTGCCAGAATATACGTCACTGCCCTGGCGCATAACAATCCGCAAGTCTTGATTTCTACTCCCAGATCAGAAAACATCGCCTTTGCCAGACGATTCGAAATCAATCTGAACAAGCTCATTAGCGATATGGCGCTAGATCAGACTTTTCAGGCAATCGTGCTGGATGCTTTTTTCTGTCTCGGCTGTGGCGTAGTGATGATGCGAGATACAGACACTCGATTCCACGGATTGTTGGAATCCGAGGAAGATGTTTGGCTCGATCCCGGTCAACCCTGGTTCAACCGCGTATCCCTCGACGATTTGATTTTGGATATGTCGGCTAAAGAGCTGACGAAGATGCGGTACTGTGGACATCGCTATCGGGCAGACTACGAAAAGGTTATGGACGAACCTGGCTATTCAAAGAAAGCTAAGGACAAGCTCAGTCCTACTAATAGAAGTGCGTACGATTCAATTGGATCGGCTCGAGACATAGGGTCCAACTTTGGAAATGCTCAGGACGATGACCTAAAAGACATGGTTTGGTTGATGGATCTCTGGATTCCAGAAAACAACTCCATCGTCACGATGGCTTGTGACCAGGAAGACTTAGAACCACTCATCGAACGTGATTGGTCAGGATCTCAGGCTGGTCCATACAAGTTCCTTTCGCTGGGTGATACCCCAGACAACATCATCCCAACATCACCGGCCGTCAACCTAAAAGGTTTACACGATCTACAGAACAGACTTCATCGACGGATGGAAAAGGACTCTGACGCGCACCGCATCGTCAATACCTATCCTCCAGGTAAGTCAGACGATGCAAATAGGCTTCGAACAGCAGGCAGAAATGAGTGGATTCAGATAAGTGATCCATCGGTGATCAAACAAGTTGAAGTGGGCGGTGTCGATCAACGCGACATGGCACTAGCAACATTTATTCAAACTGAGTTTGATCGGTTGGGCGGAAACCTGCAGGCAATGGGAGGTCTTGGTGCTCAGGCTGGAACTGTTGGTCAGGAGGAATTGATCTACGGACAGTTGTCTAAGAATGTCGCCGATATGCGGTTGAAAGTGGTTAACTTTGCCGCTGTATGCACGATGGATCTTGGTCGCCTGATGTGGGAGGACCAGATGCTAGAAATTCAAAGTTCAATGCCGGTCGGAAATACTGGCATCAATGTATCTTCCAACTGGACATCGCCGCTTTACGAAGATCCGGATGCTGTTCGTCTTGGTTTGCAATCTCCAGCTCGTGTTGGAGAGTTCGAAGATTACGACTTCCGCGTTGAACCATACTCGATGGTTTACAAGACGCCACAGCAACATCTTCAAGAGTACTTCCAGGTGCTTCAGCAAATTGCACCACTTTGGCCGATGTTCCAAGCTTCTGGTGCAACTCTCAATCCCCAGGTTCTGGTTAAGGAAATGGCGAGGCTGATGAACAAGCCAGAGATCGAGCAGCTAATCACGTTTGCGATTCCGGCTGAAATGCTTGGAGGTGACCAGAACACGATTCGTCAAGCTCCTCACACTGTTCGAGAGACGGTGCGGAGGAACATCCCAACTGGAGGGACAGCAGAAAATCGCGCTAACTCAATGATTCAAAGCTTGATGGGTTCTGGGTCACAACTCAACGGACAGCAGAAGGCAGCAATGCAAAGGGCTCCAGCATGAAATGCTTTGTAAAAGTGCGGCTTAGCGATGTTGATATGACCCTGGAGTGGCGAGAGGTAGAAGCGCCTACCCTGGGAGACGCAATTAAGGTCGCCGAACGAATGCCGGATGTTCAAGTATGCGTCGAAGCTAGTTTAGTTCCTGGAGGCGTTCCAACGTGAGCAAGGTAGTTACTAAGTACAACGGAAAAGTAGTCACCAAACAGCAACTAGATGACCTAATGCCTCCAAAAGATAATTGGCTCGATGGTCCGGCTATGACAGCCAACACTTATACCGAACATGATCCACTGATTTCCGAAGGCTGTGGTGTAATGCGATCCCAAGTCGGTGAAGCCAGAGAGCAGATTCGCAGACATGGAATTCAAGGCGCTCAGGTACACGACAACGGACAGATTAGATTCACCAGTCGTCGGGCAAGAAAAGAGTATTTGAAGATGCGTGGATTGCGCGATAACGATGGGGGATACTCTGATGGTTAATTGTAGATCTCCTCGTAGCCCGCTCGTTGAACGCAAATGCGAAGCGTGCGGTAATATGTTCATGGCAAAACCATCTAATGTGAAAGCAGGTTCCGCAAAAGCATGCAGCAAAGATTGCTCGTACAAAGTCCGTAAGACTCGCAGTGAGAAAGCGGAAGCAAAGAACATGCAGCCCGCAATGTGGGCGCAAATTAAGAACCTTTTAGAACAATTTATCACCGGAGAATGGTGCTATGGCTTTGACCGATATAACTGACGCAACACCCGAAACAAGTTCTGACGAAATCAAGGATTTGGTTGACAAGCTCGTCGATGAAGTAGAACAAGATCGCAGGGGCGAAGTTGCTAATAAATCAGATGCTCAGATCACAGACGAACATGCCGACCTGCAGCAGCCTGGAAGCAAATCAAAAGATACACCTGCCGAGACAAATTCCGGCAGAGATTCCGCCGAAGAAGGCGAGGAAACCGGCGACATCTCGGAAATTCATGATTGGATTACCGATGAAGTTAAAGCCGAGGCAGAAGCGTTTGGCATTGATGAGTCGGAACTAGCCGATTTTGCCAGTCGCGAAGAGTTAGATCGGGCATTGCGTCTTTTTGATAAGCGTGCGCTGGAGGCTGGTAAAAGAGTATTAGCTGAAAGCGATACTCCTTCTCGAAACGAGAAGGGTCAATTTGTCAAAAAGGAAGAACCAAAAGCCGACCATT